GGGGCTAATAATTACCCTATAGTTAAACTATAGGAACCCCAAGAGCCGACGGTCACCATGGTTATTAACCATTGATGCCGTCACTTGGCTCTCCCTCTAGGCCTTGGCTGGCCCAGACCGCTCCTAATAGGGCAGTCTCCATCCAAGTTTCATGCCGACGCACTTGGGGCGTCCAGAACGCTCTAGGTGGTCCACATTGGAACTCGCGATGGGTGGCAACCCGCCACGAGTGATGATGAGTCTATTATTCTCATCATCTGCCAGTGACGTAGCAGGGTGGTTCACACCCTTTGGGGTCCCCACTTTGGGGAGTACCCGTTCACTACGTCTCTCTAGCATGTGGAAACACTTGACTAGGGCACCATACCCCTCCAAAGCATCAGGAGGAGCTTCGGCCTGCACTACATAGCCCTTAACTAAGGGGCTATGCAGGCTCGGGTGCAACCTCTCGGCTTGGTAACCGAGGGAGGAAACCCGGCCTAGTACTGGAGATGTTGGGAGTACGTCAGGAAAATACTTAAGTATCTTCCTGATTTCCTCATCCAACCACTTGCAAGTCTGCCAATAACCTCTCAAATAGAGTAGGTTTCGGAAGCTCACAAGTGAAATAACTCCAGTCGCGTCCTGCCGTTGTGTCGGAAATCCTTGCCGGAAACGAACGATGCTAACATCGTTTCCATTAAAGTACTCCCGACCACAAGACTCTCTGAACCTTCCGGTCCAGAAAGACTTGTCCGCACCAACTTGAGCACCGAAATGTTCAAGCGTGCGTACAACGGACAGCACATGGTCTACAGGAACGATAAGATCGTCCCCATAGACACGCACCGAGTCGGAAAACGATTTAATCGTCTTCCGATTAAGTGACGTGTTGAGCGATCTTTGAATCCCTAGGAAGATCAATGTCGTAAAGACCATTGCTTCAAAAGGGAAGCAAAGTGCTGAGCCCATAGACGCGAACTTGGCAAGGCGAATTTCTTCGCCATTACCAGGTAGGACAGCCCGTCGGGAACGCGTTGAATCGACGGCCGCACTCAAAAACGGCCACCGACTTAACATCGCCCTGACGAGCTGATTGGAGACCCTATCGGAAGCATCACTCATATCGAGTGTTGCGGTTCGGTTATCAATCGAACCTTGACGAGCTAAGAGCTGGTTAGGCTCTTGATCATCAAAACCGATAACCTTCGACAGGAAGTTATCCCTGTAGAAGTGTCGAAGAAAAGCCATAAGAACAGCCTGCTGCATATATTGCATGCAGGTAGGTTCCATGGCAATCACTCGAGGCGTCTTCAACGTCTTAGGAACCAAGGTTACCTTTACAGGAATCTCGGAACCAGGCTCGAGGATGTCCAGATTGTCCAACTCTTGGTTATACCTAAAGTTGGGCAAAATGTACTCTCCAGGATTAAAAACCTTGGAGAGACGACTGGTCCAGGTAAGCTGGTTGAACTTTCCATTACTGGAAAGACCATCAGCCACAGATCCTGGCCCATGCTTTGGGGTAATCTCATCGTAATAGATATCTCTATCTATTCGTGTGAAGATTCCCTGAAAAAGCAAGTTTGACATATTAGTGAACTCTAGGAGATCTCTCTCAGAGAGTTCACGGTCAAACTGCCGGACATCCTGCTCACACTTGACGTAGTTCTGCACAGCATTGAGCTGCCTTGCAGGGGAGCAAGGCAACTCCATCTTGCCAAACATCAGCGTAAGCTGGCGTAAAGCAATGATTGAGTCTATGCAGGGCTTGTCAAGCAACAAGCCACTACTCCGGTCGAACACACGGTTGAGGAAACCTTCCAAAAAGGAGGGAGACCTCCCCCGCCTTTTACGAGAAAAGGCGGGGTGGATACCGACCTCGCCTTGGTCAAGCCATTTTTGGATGGCTTTTCCAAGGCTTGGTAGGGTTATCGTTAAAAACGACAACCCCTCATGTTCGACACGCTCCTCGACGGTTTTAATGTCGCGGAGGGCACTCGTGCAGCATTGGCTAGCTGATTCCTCAGCTAACCTGGACCAGAGTGACATCAGGCTTTTCATCAGCCCTCCTCTATGGGGGGTAACTGAATCCATAGCCTATGGACACTCACGTCAGAGACGATTACCAGGTTTGGTAATCATAGAAGCAAATCGATAATCCACCGAAAATAAAGAGTAAACCCTTTACTCCGGCGGAACTCGTTTGCTAATATGAAACCTGGTAGATCTCTGATACCACGGAGTGACATTCCTTTTGAGAATGCCAGCCCACAGAGGCCATGTATCCCTGGGTCGTGACAGACCCAAGGATCATCAAACCACTGTGTTGAGAAGTGAATGAGCCACATCGAACATAACAAACACCAACAGGAGAGTTTTATAACTCACCCGGAAGTGGATGTTTACTTCGTTGTACTCGTCCGCGTCTCGACTCCGGAGGATGACTGATCGAAATCGAGACTCTTTGGCGTGAGCCTTAGAGTCAACGGTTTCGACAGATCCATCCGAACGGGGCCACTTCCAATCATGCTTGCCTGGAGGAGAGGATTTCTCATCTCCTCCAGCTGGATTTCCCAGAGATCCTCTCGGATCTCTGCGTCCTCCAGATTCTTGCGACATATGAAGGACGTTTTCACGCCCTCCGTTGTCACAAGAAGCATGATAGTATTCCCTTTCCAGGGAAGGAAGTGGAAGGCCCATTCTCCCGGACTCACCACCCTTATCACATCGCATTCCCCGGCAAGAGTCTTAGGACTCTCCTCCGAGGAGCTTAGTGATGAGGGCGTCCGTGCTGGCAGTATAGAGGGCCTTAAAGCCTGTATACACTGCCAGAGCCTCCGCACTCGTATAACCGGCCGGCGGGAGGTCAAAGACGACATAGTTTGCCATGCCGACTTTGACATTCTCCGTAGGCCGAAACGGGTCCGGGGCTAGCTTGGAATGATCGATCCTCAGCAAACGTCGGGTTCGCTTCCCGTAGGAATGCGAGGCCGTCAGTTTGATGAGACCATCACCAGAAGTGTACTCCGACTCGTCGTTATCCACACTGGTTCGTGGAAGCGGACTTGTCGAAGCACTAATGGTAATGGACTGCGGATCGGTAAATGCCATAGGCATCACTCCTAGGGCTCCGTTCTGGAACCCAGATGGCGGTTTAGCACGGTATGACATTCCATCACTACCGTCGGGTAGACCCGATGGCAGCAATGATGGCTTTCTGACGGTCTGTCAGTTCCGTCAGAAGTGTACCGAACCCAAAGGGGTAAGCCTTTCTCCTCTGCTTGGTCTCAACGACCACGCTAAGGGGAGCGGCTGCTCCTTGACGAGCGTAAAAGCCCGTCGGAGGGAGCTGGTAATAGGTGTCAGAAGCAATTACATGCTCCATGACATACCCATACCGAACTACCAGGCTATCTGCTAGCATCTGCGAGACGTTGTGAACAACGTTACCCGCAGTTGTAAACCAGTCGACAGCCCAGCTCCATGGGGCGACGTTCCAAACTACATCTGGAGTCAGTTGTATCCCTAGCAGTTTTTCTGCTAAGAATACATGCTTATCGAAATCCGACAGCCGGTAGAAATCCGGCGGAAGGAAATATTCGAAAGCACCTGAAAACCAGCGTCGGGTACTAACCCGACTGTAGCGGTACGTATCGCCTCGTGCTGTGTCGGTGAGGTCGACGATCTCGCTAAACGCAGGAGTTGTCAAAGACAACTTACTGCTAGCAATTTTCGTCGTACTCTCCTCGACCAGTGGTGGAAAGGTGAACCTCCTACGTACAACCCTACCTGCGTCTCTGATATACTGTTTGCACAGTCTATCAAATTCGACGACACCGTTAGCAAAGCTAGCGATATCGGCTGCCATCGGCTTATAGCCGAATTGGTAGTTCAGGTACTCCTCTCCGGCATTACGCGCGGAGAGGGTCTTTTGACGCCAGATAACTTGCCCAAGAAGATGCGGCAACTTATCATGGTATAGCTCCAAAAGAGCCGTCAGAAGGTTGGACACAGGGTTCACAGGTGAACACTGTGCAATGGCCCTAGTTCCCCACTTATCAAGCTCAGCTTTCGCTGAAGCGTGATCTGGGGGCCAGGGAACAGGCACAGGAAGGCCACCAGGCCAGATGTCTCCCTTATAAACAGAGAGACTCTCGCTAAGTTGGCCAGGACTATCCACCTTGCAAGTAATAGTTTGCTGGTTATGACTAACCAACACACGTTTCTTACAGGTGTAAAAGTCCCCACCTGCATCCAAACCAGCTTTCATTAAAGATCGCCAGTCTGGATGACTCTCGGATACAGTTTCCTGTATCCCCCCTAAGCCGGCCACTCCAGCACCTAAATCCTTGCTACTAACCGTACTAGCAGTTACGCTATTCCGGTTAGGAGTATAGGTATAGGTGCGGGTAAGTGTACCGCGCATAATAGCGTCAGGCAACGCCCGACGCTTTGTGCTACTCAAGGGCACCAGAGCTCCTTTTGGTCCTCGGGGAGCAATCCCCGAATCCACTCACCAACAATGGCCTCCCCCCGGAAAGGGGAGAGTACGGAAA